GCCGGGTCCTCGGTGAAGACGTTGCGCAGGTGGCAGCGGCAGTGGCTGTGGAACCAGACCTTCAGCGTGCCGTTGGCGTTGTCGCGCACGTCGAACGAGTCCCGCTTGAAGACGGCCCCGCGCGACTGCTGCATGGAGCAGCGGTAGCAGACCCGGTCGTCGCCCGCCGTCTCCCAGATCCAGCCGATCGCGCGCGAGTCCTGCCGGTGTGCGTCGTAGAGCATCTCGCGGCTGGGCCGCATCGCGTTGCGCACCGCGACGCCCTGGGCGAGCTCGCCGCTGGTGCCCAGCGCCTCGGCGAGCGTCTGGCCGGCCTCCAGCGCGTCGGACAGCGACTCGAAAGCCTCCGCGACGATACCGGCGATGACCTGCTCGTCGACCAGCGGCGGCGCCTCCAGCGCGACCGGCCGAGCCCGGGGGATCTCCAGGGACCGCGCGGTGCCGTAGTAGGTCCGGGCGCTGGCCACCGATGTCGAGGAGACCGTGCGAATGTCGCGCAGCGCCTCCTCCAGGAACTGGTCGGTGCCGGCGCCCGGGCCGCGCACGCGCAGCCGCCACCGCCCCAGGACGAGGCGCGCGAGCGCGTCAGCGAGCCGAGCCTGCCCCGCGCGGTGCTGCGCCGCCAGGAGCGTTGCCGGTGTCGTTGCCACCCGAGCCACCTCCCGTCATGGCCGCCTGGAGCAGGAGCTCCTGCTGACGCTCGGCGAGCTTCTGCTCGCGCAGGCGCTTGGCCTCCTCGGTGTCCGCCTGCGTCCAGCCAGGCACCCACCGCCACAGCATCTCCAGCGGGATGCCGCGGTCGTCGGCGTTCAGCGCCTGGATCGACTGCGACAGGCTCTGCAGGTCGATCGTCTCGGTGACCGCCCAGTGCGTGCGCGAGGTGAAGTCGCCGGCGATGCCCGCGTCGTCAGCCGCGTAGCCGCCCAGGCGCATGAACGACTCCATCTGCTCGCCCAGGACGGCCTTGTACTCGTCCATCTTGCGCTTCAGCGAGGCGTCGGCCGCAGCGATGGCCTCGGCGCCGATGTTGTCGCTCAGCCCGAGCATCCGGTAGGAGGGCACCTGCGACGTCGCCGACAGGTCCTTCACGTCGGCCTCGCGCGCCCGGATGTGGCTGTCCATCGGCTGCCCCTGGAGCACGCCGAACTGGGAGCCGACCTCGTTGGAGACGAGCACGTCGCCCTCGGAGAGGTAGAACTCCAGCTCGGCCTCCTCCTCGGGTGTGGCCGGCTTCTTGATGCCGTTCGCGGTGCGCACCATCCAGGACAGGTACCGCTGCAGCACGAGGCGGTCGGCGGTGTCCTGGTCGATCCGGCGCAGCAGCGACAGGTACGGCGCGACCTCGCCCGGCGCCTCGCCGTCCAGCGAGACGAGCCCGAAGCGCTGCACCGGACACAGCTCCATGCCGTGCACGTAGTTGTCGATGTAGCGCATCCGCTCCGGGTCGTCCTCAGGGCACGACATGCGGTGCACGCGCTCGCCGTCGATGAACCGGATCAGGTTCTCGCGGGTCCCGTCGTCGTTGGTGACGACGTCGACGTCGAGATAGAACTCCGGCCACTCGTCGAAGTCGTCGCGGAAGAACGCCGTGCCGCGGCGGGCCGACTGCAGGTTCATCGCCGCCGTCTTCGCGCCGTCGAGCCGACCGATGCCCGGCAGCGCGATGCCGTACGCCTGCCCGTGAGTGAACACGCCCTTCCACAGCGGCACCTGCCGGCCACCGAGGCGGTTGCGCATGAACAGCGACCAGGCCGGGGAGTTCTTCGCCTCGTTCTCCAGCCGCAGGCCCTCCACCCGCACCTGCTGGCTGAACTGGTCGACCAGGCTCTTCGCGTTCGGGGTGTAGGACGTCTGGAGGATCTTTCGGACGTCCTCGGGTGCCTTCTCCGGCACCTTCACGCGCTCGGTGACGGGAACCTCGTCGGGCCGCTTCATCGCCAGGTCGTGCCAGGTCTGCAGGAACTCGGCGCTGGCGCGCGCCTCGGCGGCCTGTGTCCAGAGCTCCTGCACCTGCCCGACGGCGCTCTTGGCGGCCGTCACCGACATGTCCATGCGGTCCGAGGCGATGATCCGGCGGAAGGCGCGGCCCCTGCCCCTGCGCTGCGGTCGCTGAGCCATGGTCAGCGCCTCCTGTTCCTGAATGAGGGCGGGATCCACACGTCGCCCGCCTTGCGTCTGCTGCTGTCGTCCTTCTCGGGCTTATTCTGCACGATCCGGGCCAGCATCCGGGCTCCGATGAAGCACACTGCGGCGTCGATCTTCTTGTTCGAGCCCCGGCCCGGCTTGCGGATGATCTGCCCGTACTTGCCCATGAACGAGCGGGCGTTGCGCAGGTGCGCGCCCAGCCCCGGGTGCCCGTCCCAGACCACGTTGCGGCTGTCGAACTCGTCCTGGACGCGCACGACGGCCTCGGAGAAGGTCACGCCGTGCGCCGGCGCGGCCATGTCCCACAGGATGCTGTGCACGCGGTCGCCGCCCTGCTGCGCCCACACGACCAGCCGCTCGCCCCACTTCAGGTGCCAGGAGTCGATCAGCGTGTCCCAGTAGCGCACGCCGTCGGCATCGTCCTTCGCGTGCGACGGGTCGGCCCAGAAGGCGACCACGTTGAAGGTGTCGAAGGCCTCGTGCACGCGCGCGTCGATCGCGTCCCGAGGCGCCAGCCAGGTGCGACCGCGATCGCCGGACGGCTTCTCCCACAGCCCGACGAGGAAGGTGTAGCCGTCGCTGACCCGGCAGCCGACCAGCGCGGTCGAGTCGCCCGACTTCGAGCCGTCGAAGAACAGCACGACCTCGTCCTCGGGCGCCACCAGCATCCAGCCCAGGCGCAGCACGTCGCCGCGCTCGATGCCCTTGCGCGCGTCGCGCAGCTCGGGGTGGATCGTAGCCTTGACGTCGCTGCCCTGCAGGTAGGAGCCCTCGCCGGAGACGATCGCGTTGGTGTAGAAGCGCCGCGACTCGGCGACGTCGGCGTCCGGCTTCAGGATGTCCTTGGCCGTCTCCTCCGGGTCGAGCCAGTAGGCGTCCCCGCGCAGCTTGTCCAGCAGCCAGGTCAGGTACTCCACCACGGTGTCGCGGTCCGGCGGGACGGCGACCTCCTTGCCGTCGTGCACCTCGTAGTCGACCCACCGCTGGCCATCGGCGTCCAGGCGGGTGTAGTCCGGCAGCAGCGGGACGTCCTCGGGCGCCTCGATGGAGTGGTAGAAGATCTCCTCCACGCCGCGGGCCAGCTGGTCCTCGTACGCCTCGCGGATCTGCTGCGCCGTCGAGCCCTGGTTCGGGTCGTAGGCGTTGGTGATCCACAGCACGCGGGACTGCTTCGTCTTGCGCATCTTCGAGACGTTGCGCTCGACGACCTTCTTCATCTCGTCGCCGCCGGTGTTCGGCAGCCAGTGGTGCGGCTCGTTGCCGATCACGATGCTGGGCCGGTTGCCCTCCGTCGTGCCCGGCGAGCTCGCGATGGCCTCCAGCTTCGCCTGCGTGCCGTACGCGCGCGCCTGCGTGATCGCCACCGTGATGTCGAACTCGGCCTTCGCCTCCTCGGTGAAGATGCCCTGGAGGTAGTTCAGCGAGTTCTTGTTCTGCTCGAAGGCGACGCCGACGTACTGCACCCACGGCTCGTTCTTCTGGCGGCAGACGACCGGGACGGCGCCCTCCTCCCAGACGGCGACGCGGCGGCCGTCGGGCGTCAGCCAGTAGTCGAGCCGGCACGGGCCGGCCAGCTCGATCGCGCCGATCACGATCGCGATCGGGTCCTTGCCCGCGCCCTTGATCAGCTGGATGACACCGTCGCGGTAGATGAACCGGCCGCGCTCGTCGACGGCGTACCACCACATCAGGATGCGCATCTGCTCGGGGGTGAACTTCCAGCCCGGCTCGCCGTCTGCGCCGCGCAGCCACTTCCGGGCCCAGCGGATGGCCGCCAGCCCCAGGGTGAGCTTGGGCAGGATGAAGTTGCCGTCCTCGTCGCGCTTGAAGACGGGCCCGACGTAGATCGGCTCGAACTCGGGTCGCGGGCCCAGGCACTCCGACCGGACGACGGCGGGAGCGGGGGACTCCAGCAGGTCAGTCACCGGACGCCTGGCGGATCGGCACCACGTTGCCGCCGGTGCGCATGGCCTCCATCATCTCGGCGTCCTCGCGCGCCTGGCGCGCCGCCTCGTCCTCGGACGACTGCTGGCCGTGCTGCAGCTCGATGTTCATCCGCCGGCGGTCGCCCTCGGAGATGCCCAGCGACGCCATCATGGCCTGGATCGCGTTCGGGGAGGCACCCTTCATCGGGATGATGCCCGCGATCGGCTTCTGGTAGGCGACCAGCACCTCCTGCCCGTTGACCTCCTCCACGCGCTGCTCCTCGGCGAAGCCGACGAACTGCGGCTGGAGCTCACGGGTGATCTGCTCGCACAGCAGGTAGAGCTTCACCCAGTCGGTGTGCGTGTAGAACTCGGCCTGCCCAGACTTCTGCGCAGCCTCGAACAGCTCGAACGCGATCGGGTGCCACTTCTCGCTGGCCTCGTACGGCGCCGGGATGTCGACTTCGATCCGCCCGACGGTCGTGGCCTGGTCGATGGCCTGCTGGCGGCTCTTGCGCCTGGTCAGTCCCCGCTTCGGCAGTGGTCCTCTGCGCCCCATGTCCCTCTCCTCGCCTCTTGACGGTCGGCGCTCGCCGACAGGAGCAGGATACGCGAAAGCCCCTCCTGGACCGTAGACCAGGAGGGGCTCGCGGGTGTGACCCGGCAACCACGCAGGAGAGAGCCTATCAGCCCGCCGGAGGTGCTCCCAACGTGATGACGCACGCGAGGAACGCCGCCACGCTGATGACCAGCCACACGAGCAGGATCCGCTTCACCACCATCTGTCAGCCTTCCGTCACCTTGAAAACGCGCCGTAGAGCGGCGGCCAGGCAGGATGGTGCGGAGCATGGACGCCGCTCGACCTCGCGTTCCTTCCCGCGACGGTACACCTCGACCTCGACGGTCCCCTCATCGTTGCAGACCGGGCACGCCATAGTTCACCCCTTCCTCACCCACCGGGCCTCTTCCGGCCACTCGGCGAAAGAGATGGCCCGGCCGCCGCCGGCGACCCGGAGGTCACCGGCGTTCGCACCGCACCGGCAGCGCTCGAACAGGCCATCCCAGCCGGTCGGCTCGTGGCGGTGCGGACGGGGGCGGCGCCGGCGCCAGCTCACTGCTCGGCCCTCAGCACGCCGGCCTTCTGCAACTCGGCCGCCTGGTGCTGGAAGAACAGCGCCCAGCTGACCTCGTTGTCGGTGTCCCAGGTGGACGTCTCGACCTCCCACGCACCACAGGCGCAGCCCTCCAGCCAGCCAGCGTCGTACGAGGTCTCCCGGGGGTAGTGCTTCGCGAGCACGGCGATCGTCTGGTCGGCGACCGACCTCGACTCCGGCTCCGGCTCGCGCACGGCGCGGGCCTTGCTCGGCGTGGCCATCAGGGCTCCTTCCTCTCGACGTCGTGCCCCTCGTGCTCCTTGTCGAGCTCGACCATGATGGCGCGGCCGAGCGGGGTGTCGGGGGCGTCCATCCCGAAGCCGCAGTCGCGGCACTCGAACTGCAGGCGCTCGCCGGTCATGACGGGCTCCCTTCGCGGTAGGGGTTGGGCGTCTGGAGGTGCTCCCAGCCGACGTACATGGCGTTCTCCAGGCCCGCCTCTTCGCCCTCGTCCCACGCCTCGGCCATGGCCTCCGGCAGCACGGCGGCGAGGGCGTGGCGGGCCTTCTCGTCGTATGCCGCGCGGACGGTCAGCGGCCGGTCGTCGTATGGACGCCCCCCGCCCGGCGTCCAGGTCATGTCATGGAAGATCCGCGCCGCCTTCTCGACCCACTCGGGCTTGATGCCCTCGGGGCTCATGCCGCACCTCCGGCCAGCGCCTGCGCGGCCGTGGGGACGTCGACGACCCCGAGGCGCGTGACATCGGCCTCCTCGTCGTACTCGACGACGGCGGGGATCATCGGACCGTGGTAGGTGTCGTACACCCGCGGCTCCATGGTCGCTCGGATGTCGCCTCGGAAGTTCAGCTGCCGGATCATCGTGTCCACGTGTTGCTCCAGGGTCTCGTGTTCTCGCGGATCCACTCCCACAGGTCCGCCCGTCCGTTGCGCTCCAGCCAGCGGCGCAGGTGCCGCCGGCCCTTCGCGTTCACGCCGCCGATGCCGGTACGCGAGGTGATCTCGGCCAGGCCGTCGCCGGCCCGCAGGTGCGCCAGGATCTTCTCGATCACCTCGCGGCGGTGTCTGTCGTCGCTGCTCATCGGGGTGGGGCCTCCTTCTTCAGGGGGTGGTGTGGCAGC